TCCGCTACGGTCTAATCGATGATCGCCGAAGGCATGTTCTCAGGCGCTTCGACTTGGTATGGGTCAGAAAGGATGTACCAAATGGTGCCGATCTGACCGTCCGTGCTGGTGCCTACGTCGCCGATCTCGGCGCGGATGCAGTCGTAATTATTGGCGATATCGAGGTCTTCGGCTTTGAACTCGATGACCCAGATTTTCTCCTGCTCGGCCGACGTGGTGTCGGTATAGGTGTTCGCGGCTGCCTGCGTGACCTTGGTCCACTGCCCGACATCGGACAGGTGGGTCAGGTCCTGCTTGACGTAGACCTCGGTGAAGTTCAGGGCCTTGTTGGTGCCGAACGCGACATCGGTCCCCTGGAGGATCGTGATCGTCGGGTCATTGCCTGCCGTCCCCAGGGAGGAATGGAAGCACACTGCGCAACGACGGTAGTTCTTCAGCGAGACCACATCGGCGACGCGCGCGGTCGAGAGTGCGGCCGGTGGAAAACCAGTCACGATCATATGGTTCTCGAGGAAGCGGAGATTGGGGTCGTTCATGAGACCGGTCCTTTCGGTCAAGAATTTCGAGAGCCGGACAACGTGGAGACGCCCGGCTTTAGCCGTTCAGTCGATTACCGGCTTTCGAGCGTGATGAACGGCGACAGCGTGTTCGTGCCATCGCGCGGCGAGATAGGCGCCGACCACCATGGCGCACCAGCCAGACGGAAAATGAACCGGTAGACGGTCTCGTCGGTGTCAAACTTCAGGTGGATCGATGTGTCGACCCGCGCCCCCCCGGTTTTGGTGATCGTGCGGTACATCGAGAGATCGACCAGTGCGATGTCGCCGAGATCGCCGATCGTCTCCATCGCCTGGAGCACCTTGATCGGACGCCCAAGCAGCATCCCATAGGGCGACGCGGAAAGCGCGCCGGGCGGGACAAAGATCGGAACCTGCGTGCCGGTCGCGGTCGACGGGTATTTGCCGACATCGGCGAACGACATCAGCGGCAGTTGCGCCCAGACATCCTGGTGCATCAGCCACGTCGCCCGCGCGAAGCACGGGGCGTACATGCGGCCCATCATCTTCACCAGGTTGCGATGAAAGATGGTATCGGCCGGCTGCGAAGTCTCCTTGTTGACGGTGACCAGTGCGCCCGAGTTCATGAAGCCGAGCGGTTTTCCGACGCCGTTGCCCTGGACGATCGCGAGATTGATGACCGAAGTCATCACCTCCGGCGCCTTGACCCGGAGATAGTTGTCTAGCTGCGGCGCATCCTCCAGCAGTTCGTCGGTGACGTCGACCCGGGCGAACAGCTTGTTGAGGCGCAGTGTATCGCCCTTGAACTTCACGCCCGCGGCGGTCGCCGCCTGCGCCTCGCCCTCCCAATAGACCTGAATGCCCGACGTTCCCCACGGGGTCGTTTCGTCCTTCGGGTGCGACACGGCATTGCGCACCGTCGTCGAGCTGTCCGTGCTCGACAGCAAACCGTCTTCGCCCTCGACTACGCTCATGATGCCGTCGCGGAATTCCGCCGGCACAAGGAAGCCGCCATCCTCGCCGGTGCCCTCTCCCATCTGCATGAGCCGGCCGCGGGCGCCGTCATCTTCCCCCGCCGCGGCGCGGACGCATGAGGCGAACTCGCCGAGATGCTTAAAGCCGCCGGTTCGCGGGTCGACGCGCACCTGCGCCGGAACGGTGCGCGCGCCGGGCTGCGGCGTCTGCGGGTCGGCCGGCGTCCGGCGGCCCTGGCCGGCGCCGATCTGGTCCAGCTTTTTGCGGGCCTCGATCTGGCGCCCGAGCCGCTCGACCTCGGCCGTATTGGCTTCGATCTGGCCGAGTTCGTCGTCGGTCAGGTCGCGGTTCGCCGTATCGGCAGCGCTGAAAAGCTGTTCGGATGCCTGCTGCAGCTCCTGCTGGCGCGCCTGCATGCCATCGATCGTCGGGGCCGCCATGAAGATGACGCCTTCCGGAACCCGGCCGAATGCGACCGGGGCAACTCTGTGATTTCGGTACATGGTTGGTTGCTCCAGATGCCGGGTCTTCCCAGCGAAGGGGAGCGCCTTTCGCCGGTAGCAGCCGGCGCCGTTGCCCAAGCGGATTATGGGCGGATCACCGGCCGGCGGGGCTGCTACACCCCCGGCGCTGGGCAGAGGGAACGCACACGGCGTTCCCCGCCAGCCGGTGAACTTCGAAAAAATGTTTTAGGCCCGCGCGGCCTTCATTCGGGCAAGCGCCGCGACCGCCACCGAGCGGCGGGACCGCAGGTTCTCGGGAATCGGCGGGAGCCGCAGCTTGTCGCGGTCGATGTTCATTGCCGCGATCCGCAGCCCCGCGAGTTGTGCTGGCGTCGTATAGGTATCGACCGTGTCGCAGAACCCGAGCTGCTTGCACTCTGCCGCACCCATGTAGCGGTTCTCGTCCATCAACGCGGCGATGTCGGCGGCCTTCATCCCGGTCTTTCGGGCATAGGTCTGGATCGCTTCGTTGTCGATCGTCTCGAGATCGTCCGCCAACTGCCTGAGATCGTTGCAATTGCCGATCATCCCCGTATAGCAGCGGTGAATCAGCATGATCGACCCTTCGGCCATATGGATCGTGTCACCCGCCATCGCGATGATCGACGCGGCGGACGAAGCCTCGGCAATGATGTTCATATCGAACTGCGCCGGGTGCTGCCGAATCATGTTGGCGATGGCACGACCCTCGATCGCGTCGCCGCCGGGAGAGGACATCCGCATCTGCACCGTTTTGCAGTTGGGTGGAAGCTGGCGGAGCTGCGCGGCAAACTGTTCTTTGGTAACCCCGCTGTCATCCCAATAGCTGCCGCCGACGATGCCAAAAAAATCGATCTCGGCTGCGTCTCCACCCTGGCTGCGGACCTGTAGCACGGCCTTACCGCTCGGCTTGTAGGGTAAAATGACGCCGGAACGTCGGCTGTCCGTGCCCGCGCCTTCTTTTTCCTTGATCAAGTCCAGCAGCGTCCCGGCTTCGTTGTAGATCGCCTTCTCGTCCTCCTGCGATGCACGACTGCGGATCGCCCGGAGCGCGCCGCCGTAGACCTTGCCGGCCTTGCCGTGGGGATACTTGTAGCGGGCCTTCGTGTCTGCTGTCGCTGACATGTCCTCGCCAAGATGGAAGCGCCCGAAGTTGGTCCAATCGTCGCCGTTGTCGCCGAGCAGCTTGTCGCCATCCTCTGCCGAGAATGACCAGGGCGACGTGTTGTCGTAATTCCCGGCCTCGATCAGCGAGCGGGCATACGAGGCGCCGGTGGTGTTGAGGATGATCGCCATGTGGCTTCGCTCCGTCAGTCGAGCGCGAGAACGCGCACCGGAAGACCGTCGATCACGAGTTCGCGCACCCGCACCTTGGGGAGATCGCGAGCCGTCAGATTGGCGTGGTGGCTGTCACCGAGGTCGATGACTGTGCCGCTGATCCCGTCGCGTCCCGGAGGGCCGACCTCGCCGCGCGGACCGATCGGGCCGCGCTCGCCAATCGGCCCGCGAGGTCCGGTCGCGCCATCTTTCCCGGCCGGACCAATCTCGCCCCTTACGCCCTGCGGACCAGTAGCGCCCCGGTCGCCTTGAGGTCCCTTTGGGCCGATCTCGCCGGGCAAGCCTGGCGGCCCAATATCGCCGCGCTCGCCACGTGGGCCGATCGGACCCGGCTCTCCGCGCGGGCCAATCTCGCCCCTGGCACCAGCCTCGCCTTGAGGCCCAGCGAGCCCCTGAGCTCCATCGGCCCCGTTTGTTCCGGGCTCGCCGCGATCGCCGGACGCCCCGCGCTCACCCTGCGGCCCCGGAGGGCCGATCTCGCCGCGCGGCCCCGTCGCGCCGACCAGACCCGGATCACCCCGCTCGCCGCGATCGCCGGGCGCCCCGCGCTCACCCTGCGGCCCCGGAGGGCCGATCTCGCCGCGCGGCCCCGTCGCGCCGACCAGACCCGGAGGTCCTATTTCGCCCTGAGGGCCGACCGCACCACTTTCGCCACGGTCGCCTTGAACACCGGGTGCTCCTTGCGGTCCAGTCGCGCCGACAGGACCAATTTCGCCTCTGGGTCCGGACGCGCCCGTCGGCCCTCTTTCACCAACTGGCCCTTGCGGGCCAATGAGACCATCGCGCCCATCCCGCGCCATTGGCCTCGCTTCAAGCGCAATCACGCGCGCTGTAAGATCGACAGTTTTTCGTGCCCATGCGGAGATCTGCTCGCACGCCAGCTCCAGAATAGTACGCCTCGGCTCCCCACCAGCCTCATTCACGGCACGCGCCAGGATCGGCCGCTCAGCCGGCATGAGCGAAATCCAGGAGCGTCGCCGCCTCACGCAGGAGCGCGGCAGCCCACGGCGCATCGGCCGGCATCAGCTCTTTTGCCGGCGCGGGAACTGGCGCAACGGGCTTCTGGCCGACTTGGTCCAGCGTGGTCATGTTGCCCTCGACGATATAGACCTGACCGCCAGCTCCCTTGCCTGGCTTCTTTATGTCCTCAAGCTCGGCCCAGTCGTCGGCGTTGATGATCCCGTTGCGGCGCATGATCTGTAGACCCGTCTGCCGCGTCGCGAAGTCGCCGCGCAGCAGCCCTTTGACCTCGAACACCACCTTGAGATTGGAGCGGTTCTGCCCGAACAGCTTGTAGGTTGCTTCCTGCTCCAGGCGCATAGCCCAAGGTACGATTGCATCGCCGACAACATCGATCGACAACTGTTCGACGTTGTTGAAACTCATCCGCAGAAGATGCATGACCTTATGGGGCGGCGTTCCCATCCACCGGCAGATTTCTTCCACCTGAAATTGCATGGTGGCGACGAACTGCGCCTGATCTGGGGTTGAGCTGGTCTGTTCCCATTCGAGGCCGCCATCAAGCACGAGTGGCTTGTGCGCTTTGCCGGGGCCACCGCGGTGCGTTTCATCGATCCGGTCCAGGAGGCGTTTGACGCCTGCCGGATCAAGGCCGGTTGCGCCGGTGATGACGCCGCCGTTATTCAGCCCGTTGCCGAAATACGCCGCCCCGAAAAGCTCCGTTGCCCGGGCCCAGCCGATCGATTGGGCCGCATATTCGATCACGCTGAGGCCGACCGCTCCGTTCCCATAGCCGCGGAGATGAAATACGTCGCGAGAGGCGAAGATCGTTTTGCCTCCGTCGATCGAATAGACCAGTTCACCGACGCCGATCGGCGTTCCCCTCGCGCTCATCATCGGTTCAAGCGCGCGCTCGAATTTGATCCGGTGCGGCTCAATCGGCCAAAGGTTGACTAGCCGCCCGACATTGTCTGTTTCGATCTCTGCGACGCCGTTACCGTGCATGATGGCCCAGCCAACCATCGTCTCCCGAAACTGGAACGGCGAGAGTTCCGGATTGGTGCGCCAGTTCAGGACGTTATCGACCGGGTGCGTATCGACCGGGGTCGATCCGATACCAGTCGATTGCATAATTCGAGCGGGAAGTTGGCCGCAGGTCTGGGTCAGATATCGATGACCGGCCCAGACCGTCGAACTCATCAAGGCATTGTCGGGCGTGATGTAAACACCGGCGACAGTCTGGCCAGTGTAGCGGATACGGCGGCGCTCGGGATACCGCGGCTCTGTGGTCAGCCGCACGTTGGCAATCTTGCGGATGAGGTCGCGCAGCGCCATCAGAATTCGGCCCCTTCCTGCGCGTGCTGCCTATCCTGCCAGCGCTCGAAACGAGCTTTGTGCTCGGCAAAGAGCGGATGTCTCATATCGGCAAGGATTTCCTGCGACCACTCGTCAGTGTCTTTTGTGGATCGCCGCTCAAAGGCTTCGGCATAGGCGGCGGGATCGCTGTAGATGCCCCGATAGACTCCGGTATCTTGCACATCGATCATCATCAGCCGCATTGTCATGATCAGCGCGACCGGGCCATCGATCTTGTTTTCTGACTTTTCCTTGCGTGGGAAGACCTGGTCCTTGCCGTCCATCCGGGATATGACATTGGACATCATCCATGTCATCGGATCGTTAGGTCCGCAGTTGTGCTTCAATCGCCCAGCATCTAGCAAGGCCGCGACTTGCTTCATCGGCTCTGTATAGACCGCTGCCGTCTGCTGAAATTCCGAGACCTTCGCCCCTTTGGTCATCAATCGCGACATCAACATCGTCGCTTGGTTCGGATCGAAGGTTATTTCCTCGACGGTGAACCGACGCCGGATGTCGTCCAAATCTTCCTCTATCCGACCGAAATCAATCATGTTGCCGTCTGTGACGACCAGCTTCGGCGGATCGGCGAGTGCCCAGCCGCGGTAGTGATCCTTGCCGGGCTCCTCGACCACATCTGCGGGCAGGTAATACCTTCCGAACGTTGCGTAACTCCCATCGCGGAGGTCGAATAGGATTTGCATCGCCGCTATATCTTGTTTTGACGCGAGATCGAGGGCGATCTTGCACTGCTCGCCCTCGAAATCCTCCAATCTTAATTCCGGATCGTAGCAGTGCGCCCAACTCTGCATATTGAAGAATGCCGAGCGGGCATTGACCCACAGGTTCAGATGCTTGGTTTTGAACCGCCCCTGTTCGCGAGCGTTCCGAATGGCCTCACGCTGGCGAGCAAGCAGAAATTCCTCGGACACCGAGATATTCAAGTTGGGGTTGGCCTTCCGGATCGCTTCCGGCGACTCCCATTTATCATCCGGATCAATCGTATACTCAATGAACCATTTTTCCTCGTCTTCGATAACCCGCTCAAGGATTTTACGGCAGGTCAGTATCTTGTCAAAACACGGACCCGCCATGTTGTCGCCTGCCGTCGAGATCACCCACATCAAGGGCTGCTGGCGAGCACCCATGCCGGTGAGCATGGTGTCGTATTGATCGGCGGTGTCGTGTTCATGAAATTCGTCGATGATCGCACAGCTCGGCATCGCGCCGTCGCCCGGCTTGCCGATCAGAGGCTCAAAGCGAGACCCGTTCCCGATGATGTGGATATTCGAGGCGTTGACCTCGACGCCGTAATGCTGAAGGAGATCGGGCCGACGTTCCGCCATTAATTTTGCAGGGCGGAATACCTCCCAGGCTTGCTTCTCGGTCCTGGCGCCGGAATATATCTCGGCACCATGCTCGCCATCTGCGCAGAGCATGTAGAGACCGACGCCAGCGCTCACGATCGACTTCCCATTCTTCCTCGGCACGATGGTCACAGCTTCTCGAAACCGACGCAGTCCATCAGATTTTCGCAGCCACCCGAAAGCATTGATCAGCGCAAAGCACTGCCATCCCTCAAGCCGGATCGTCTCTCTCCGCGCTGCCCAGGCACCTTTCGTATGTCGCAACAGCTCGATGAACTTGCAGACCCGTTCTGCCTTCAACGTGTCGAAACGGTATGGCCAGGCCGCGTCTTTCTCGCTCTTGCGATCCCTGACCCAGCGCTCACACGCCAGCCGCTCCCATTTGCAGGCCGAGCGGCGACCGGATAGGACATCGGCCACATAGGCTTCGGCGAGCGCGACGTGCGGATGTTCCACCGGCTCTGTCGGCGAACGTCCGCGCGACGGCGGCAATCGCGGCATCCGACTTAACCAAACTCAGCGAATGGGTTGTGATCGCGTTCGTTCGGTTTTGCCGAGATGCGCGAGCGCGAGCTGGGCGACATCCCAAATTCCACAGCATACCGCATAGTGTCGGCCATCGCCTTGTTCGCGACGCCGACCAACGGGTTCTGGATTGCGTTGCCATTCGTCGTTTTGATGAGCAAGCCGCACGTCAGAGGATCGCGTTTGGCCATTTCAGCAATCGCCCTCTCGGCAGTCATCCACCGTCCATAGGCTTGGCAATACGCAGCGAGCGCGGCCCGATCGATCGCAGTTAACAGGCCAAGACGATATAGTTCCTCGGATACCCGGTCCCACTCGACCTTAGCATCGTCGTTTAGCTCGGCTGGCGGAGACGGCAGCAGAAGCGTCGGCTGCGGCTCGGATCCGTTCAGCGCGCGTTTGCCGGGATTCCCGGTGACGAGTTTTAAGTGGGTAGGCTTAGGTTTGCGTCCACGCGTCGACATAACAACTCATTCCACCCCTCGCAGCCGGGAAAACGCTTGTCTTCGACGCGCCCGCTGTTAGAATTTTATCACTCGGGTCAGGGGGATAAATGTCTGAGAAATCGCCATTAATCGTAGTAAAGCGCAAATATTATGATCAATTTTCTTCTGGCGCGAAAACGATTGAGTATCGGCGGATTCGAGGCTCGTTCACTAATCGCGTTTACTATCCGGGTCGACGGGTCAGAGTAGCCTACAACTATGATATTGGCAGATACCCGTTTCTCACAGCGACTGTGACCCAGTTCTATGCTCAGCCGGCTCGCTCATGCCCAGATCTTATGGAGATTGACCCGACCCTCTCCGCGGATGAGATGATCGCGGCCATTCACCTTAATGTCGATCGGTAGAGCACCTGCGAGGTCAATCAGTCTTTCGACCCAGCAATAGTCCGGTTCTCTCTGGCTTGCGGGCGCTTGGTGACCCCGCCGGAGCGCAGAACGCAAAGCTCGCGCTGACGCGCCGTGCAGATCGCTGGCGTTGATGCTTTCCAAGACCGCCACGTTTGGCTCCTGGCTTTGTACTCCCTGCATTCCCGACGCCATATCGTAACATCCTCCATCGGGGAGACGCGGCCTTCTGCGCTATGATTGCGGGATGCGATGGCGTCGAGTGAAAGCGCCATCCGCGCTCCCACAGGTACATTCCCAACCAGCCGGCCAGCATGCCGCCGATACCGAGGCCCTGATATTCGGGAAGAACCACCGTCCGATGCTCAGTCCAGATGTTGCGAGCAATCGGGTGCGGAAACGGAATCGCGGAACAGAATGCAACACATTCGCCGCCGATAAAGCCGCCGATGCAAACGGCCGTGTTGTGCAACGATGCACTCAGATAGTGATGGTGGCTAAAGCGCGGCCAGACGTTACGGCTGACGCTGCGGATTTCAACGGCGATCTCGGGTCTTCGTTGAACCGACCTCCATTCGAATGCCGCAAGATGAGGTTCGTACACCCAATCTGGTTGCAGCCATTCGATGATGTCGTAATGACAGGACACGGCTACAAACTGCCGCTTCGTTCGTCGAATCGTCTTCTGCATGCAATTCGATGCGATTTTCGCGACCTGGCGATCCACGACCGAAGTGAACTCGTCGATTACCACAAGACCGGCTGTCTCGGCCATCGCGCGTGCCATTGTCACACGAAACTGCTCGCCGTTGCTCAGCACATGAAAAGGTCGAAGCCAATTTGGCACCGAGCCGAAGCCGACCGCGTTCAGCAAGCCAGAGATTTCCTTGATGCCGCATCCGGCCGGAAACCCGTCGATGATGCTGTGATCACCCGACCACTCGAAGCCCGAAACCACCGCGTCGCCGAAGCACTCACGCGCTACGGACGATTTACCGGCGCCAGAAGGACCAACGATCAGACCGACGCTCCATTCCCGCTCATCGAGCGGAAGATCAATCATCATCTCTACCCGGCTTTTCTCGGCCGGCGGTATATCGAACATGCCCGCGATCTGCGCGACTCGCGGCGTCTCAACTATTATGCTTTCCCGGACGATACGAGTCTTCATGCGATTGAAGCCTTGACCTTCAGGCCCTCAGCCTGCATCCGCTGTATCAGCTCCACTTGATGATCTTCATCGCGGCATTCAACAATGACCGCCCATGTCTCGGCAGGCGTGACCGCACCAGCATCGCCGCCGACACCGAGGCCCTTGCCAAGAATATCGTCGAACGAGACGATCATATTAGCGCCGAGCTGTTCCAGGTCCGCGACCTCAAGCTCCAGCATCGCGGCATCCCATCCGGCATCAAGCGCCAGTTTATTATCCGCAAGCACATAGGCTCGCTTCTGTACCTCGGTCCAGCCGCGGGCCACCATGACGGGAATTTCTGCCAGGCCCAGATGCTGCGCCGCCATTACCCGTCCATGGCCCGCGATGATGCTGCCAGCCTCGTCGACCAGAACCGGCGTCGTCCATCCCCATTCCAAAATACTGGCCGCAATGTGTGCGACCTGTTTATCGCTATGGGTCCTAGCGTTTCTCGCGTAAGGCATAAGGGTCGCGACAGGCCGCCGCTCAATCCGGTCAGCCGGCCATGATGGCTGTTCGCTCAAATTTGACCCCGTGTTGCTATTCCGCGGTCTTACAAAATTGAC